CTGTCCGAGGCATGTCGTTCAATATCCTCTTCCTCGACGAATTTGCATTCGTTCCAAACCATGTTGCAGACTCGTTCTTTGCATCTGTTTATCCTACTATTACTTCTGGTAAAAACACCAAAGTAATTATTGTATCTACACCACACGGTATGAATCATTTCTACCGCATGTGGCACGATGCGGAGAAAGGTAAAAATGAGTATATTCCAACGGATGTTCACTGGTCTGAAGTTCCTGGTAGAGATGAGAAGTGGAGAGAGACTACAATTGCAAACACTTCAGAGGCACAATTTAAAGTTGAGTTTGAGTGTGAATTTTTAGGATCAGTTAATACATTGATTGCTCCGAGTAAGTTGAGAACTTTAGTTTATGATAACCCAATCCAAAGAAATGCTGGATTGGATGTATACGAGAATCCAATACAAGATCATGATTATGTAATGACCGTTGACGTTGCAAGGGGAGTTGGTGAAGACTATTCAGCATTTGTTTGCGTTGACATTACAGAATTTCCTCATAAGATAGTTGCAAAATATAGAAACAATGACATTAAACCAATGCTATTTCCAAATATCATTTATGAGATAGCAAAGAGTTATAATAGTGCATATATCTTATGCGAAGTTAATGACATTGGTGATCAAGTTGCAAGTATTTTGCAATATGATCTTGAGTATCAAAATCTTCTTATGTGCTCTATGAGAGGTAGAGCAGGTCAAATTGTAGGACAAGGATTTTCTGGAAAGAAAACACAGTTAGGTGTTAAGATGTCCAAGACTGTCAAGAAAGTTGGATCACTCAATCTTAAGACTCTTATAGAAGAAGATAAAGTTATCTTCAATGATTATGAGATTATTTCTGAGTTAACAACATTCATCTCAAAGCATAATTCATTTGAAGCTGAAGAAGGATGTAATGATGACTTGGCAATGTGTCTTGTCATTTATGCCTGGTTAGTCCAGATGGATTACTTTAAGGAGTTGACTGATCAAGATGTTCGTAAAAGATTATATGAGGAGCAAAAGAATCAGATTGAGCAGGACATGGCACCATTTGGATTTTTAAATGATGGATTAGATAATGACAGTTTTGTAGATGCTGAAGGTGATACCTGGTTTAAGGCAGATGAATATGGAGATAGATCTTTTATGTGGGATTATAGATAATGGATTTAGATGGTCAAATAAAACTTGGTCACCTTTTGCTACAAGATAGAAAGTGTAGAACTTGTGGAACAATAAAAAATTTAATTGATGGATTTTATAGAACAAGAAAGGATAGAGGTGCAGTTGTATCTTCATATTCATATGAGTGTAAAGATTGTACAATAAAAAGAATACTTAAAAATAAAAAATGCAGCAATAACTGGACGTATCCAGATTGGTAATTCACGTCACGTTTCCCCTGTGAAAAGTCAGTTATTAATAAATATTTGAAGATAAACTGAGACCACGGAGAATCAAAACATGGCGACTCCTCAATTATCTCCTGGCGTATTAGTCAGGGAGGTTGACCTAACAGTAGGAAGAGCTGAGAATGTATTAGATAATATTGGTGCCATTGCTGGCCCATTTGAAATTGGACCTGTTGAAGAAGTCACAAACATTGCAACCGAGCAAGATTTACTCAATGTGTTTGGAGAACCAAATACATCTGATGCCCACTATGAATACTGGATGAGCGCATCATCTTATCTTTCATATGGTGGAGTTCTTAAGGTTGTTAGAGCAGATGATGCTGATTTAAAAAATGCTAATGCTGGTGTAGGAGTTGCAAACACAACTACGCTGAAAATTAAAAATTACGACGATTATAGCAATAATTACGATACTGCAACCGACTTTGTTTATTCCGCTAAGAATCCAGGTTCTTGGTCGAATAACTTGAAGGTTTGTTACATTGATGATTTCGCAGATCAAACCATCGGTATTACCACAAGCGACCTTGGTACTGCAGGTGCTACAGTTGGTGCTGGTGTTACGGCAGCAATTACTGGAGTTCTTGCTGGATCTGGAACTACATCAGTCTTTACTGGTTATGTAAAAGGAATCATCACCGGTGTTTCAACTGATGCAACAAACAGCGTATCAACTATTGATGTTAAGATTACTTCCAGAGTCAGTTCTGCTGGTACGGAAACAGAAATCGATTATGCAGAAGGAGATGGATTCGCATCATTCGATACATCTGATACTGTATACTTTGTTAATTCTTCGGGCATTAACACTGGTGGACTTGGATCTGCTGGAGCAACCCCTGCAACCGCAGTTGACTGGTATGATCAACAGACTCTGGGTCTCACTAACTCCACGGTTTATTGGAGCACTCTTGCGCCAAAACCTGGTACTAGTGTATATGTAAGTGATAGACAAGGTAAAAACGATCAACTTCACATTGCAGTTATTGATGATACTGGAGATGTAACTGGTATTAAAGGAAATATCCTTGAGAAGCACATTGATTTATCTAAGGCAAGCGATACAGTTTCTAATGTAAACGCACCTCAGAGAACATACTTTAAGGATTATCTTCGCGATCTTTCTGCTAACATTTATGCCGGTAAAGATCCTTTAGCAGCAGCAGATGCTTTCCATGGCACAACACCTGTTGCAACTGGATTTACAGCATATACTGGAGTCACGGCAGCATCTTTCACCAAGGATGATGGGGTAACAAACCAGTCAGGAACAATCGCACAAGACAAGCAGTTCCTTGCTATCGGTAATGTAACTTACTCCCTCTTAGGCGGTAACGATTATCAAAGTGCCGGTGGAGATGGTTATAAAGCAGAATTATCAAGTCTAATTACTGCATATGGATTGTTTTCTAACAAAGATGAAGTAGAATGCGACTTCATCATCATGGGTCCTGGTTGTGATACAGAAGCACAATCACAAGCAAAAGCAAATTACATCATCTCTCTTGCAGAAGCAAGAAAGGATTGTATGGCAACTGTTGGTGCTCACAGAACTAACTTGGTTGCTGCTGCTGGTGGAGGACTTCTAACTGCAGAGGCTCAAACATTAAATCTAATCAATTACTTCAGTCCTCTTTCGTCTTCGTCTTACGCGACGTTCGATTCTGGATACAAGTACACCTTTGATAGATTTAATAACAAGTTCGTCTACATTCCAACCAACGCTGATGTTGCTGGAATGATGGCAAGAACAGCACTTAACGCTTTCCCTTGGTTCTCACCTGCTGGACAGCAAAGAGGTGTACTAAACAACGCAGTCAAACTTGCGTACAATCCAAGCAAAACACAAAGAGACCGTCTCTATCCTAAGAGAATCAACTCCTTCATCACTTCACCTGGTGCCGGAACATTCCTCTTCGGAGATAAGACCGCTCTTGGATACTCATCCGCATTTGATAGAATTAACGTTCGCCGCTTGTTCCTTACTGTTGAACAGTCACTAGAGAGAGCAGCACAGGCTCAACTCTTTGAACTGAACGATGACCTGACCAGAGCGAACTTCAGAAACATCGTTGATCCATACCTCCGTGATGTTCAAGCGAAGAGAGGACTCATTGACTACCTCGTCATTTGTGACGAGAGTAATAATACTCCTGACGTGATCGATAACAATGAGTTTAGAGCAGACATCTTCCTGAAGCCTGCCAAGTCTATTAACTTTATCACCCTTACTTTCGTAGCAACGCGAACAGGCGTTTCTTTCTCGGAAGTAGCAGGTAGAGTTTGATCATTAATCATAAAATAACGGAGGATTTCTAAAAATGTCAACTTTACGCACACTTTCAAAATTTCACAGCAAATTACAGGGCGGTGGTGCAAGACCCAATCTATTTGAGGTCTCAATTCCAGATCTACCTGATGCTGCAAAAAATTCGTCCCCCAAAGCAACCTGGGGTTCTGAAGAGCAAGAAGACTTTACTATTATGTGTAAGGGAGCTCAACTCCCTGCATCGACTATTGCATCTATCGATGTTCCCTTCAGAGGTCGTATTCTGAAGGTTGCTGGAGATAGAACTATTGAAAACTGGACTGTGACAGTTATTAATGATGAAAACTTTAATATTAGAAATGCGATGGAAGCATGGATGAATGCAATTGCCAGACTCAGTAATAATACTGGTGCGGTAAATCCAGGTTCATACATGACCGATGCTTATGTTTATCAACTTGGAAGAGGTTACTCATCCGGTAGATTTAGTAAAGCAAATTCTGATACTGATGATGGAACTGCAGTAACTGCTTTGAAAGCATATAAATTTATTGACATTTTCCCAGTTTCTGTTTCTTCAATTGATCTTTCTTATGATTCTAGTGATACTATTGAAGAGTTTACTGTAGAATTTGCAGTTCAATCTTTTGAATCTCTTTCTGATGACGCAACTGGCGTTGCGCTGAACTAATAAATAGAAGAGATAAAGTTCCAATATAATAATGTCAAAATTGTTTGGGTTCTCAATAGAGGACAACGAACCACTCTCACCGTCAGCGGTCTCCCCCGTTCCTCCTAATAATGAGGACGGGGTTGATCACTACTTGAGTAGTGGTTTTTTTGGTTCCTATGTAGATATTGAGGGTGTTTATAAGAATGAAAATGAGTTAATTAGAAGGTATCGTGAGATGGCACTCCACCCAGAGTGTGATAGTGCGATTGAAGATATTGTAAATGAAGCTGTTGTTTCAGACTCTAATGATAGTCCTGTAGAGATTGAGTTATCTAATCTAAATGCCAGTGATGGTATTAAGAAAACTATTAGAAGCGAATTTAAACATATTTTAGATTTATTGGATTTTGATAAAAAAGCACATGAGATATATCGTAATTGGTATGTTGATGGCAGATTGTTTTATCATAAGATAATTGATTTAAAGAATCCTCAAGAAGGCATTCAAGAACTTCGTTACATTGACGCTACTAAAATGCGTTATGTAAGAAAACAGAAGAAAAATGAAAATCAGCAACTGAATAGACTTAATCCTCTGAAAAATGATCCGATGGATTATGATTTTCCAGAGTTAGAAGAATTTTACATCTATAACCCTAAAGTTAATACCACTTCAGGGAATATGGGATCTCCCGGTGCAGGAATTAAGATGGCAAAAGATGCTGTCACCTACTGCACTTCTGGACTTGTAGATAGAAATAAAGGACAAACTCTTTCATACCTTCATAAAGCAATCAAGTCTCTAAATCAATTGAGAATGATTGAAGATAGTCTTGTAATCTATAGACTATCAAGAGCACCAGAACGTAGAATTTTCTACATTGATGTTGGCAATCTTCCTAAGCAAAAGGCAGAACAATATCTGCGTGACGTTATGATGCGTTATCGCAACAAACTTGTATATGATGCAAACACTGGAGAGATTCGTGATGACAAAAAGTACATGTCAATGCTTGAGGACTTCTGGCTTCCCAGGCGTGAGGGTGGAAGAGGAACCGAAATCACCACTCT